GAGATTATCGACTTCATTAGCCTTAATCCATTTGGACCATCTCTTCTTCTTCCTTATTATATTTATAAAAAAATCAAATTGAAGACGATGATCTAGGTGATGAAAACGATTCATTTCGTTAGCATATAAAATAGTATCTTGAAAATAAGAAAGACCACGATTGATAATAAATGAATTATACTCTTTCTCAGCAATATCATCTACCATGATATCTTTCTTAGATTCATTGATTGCTTTTAAATACTCAAATGGATTCATTTTCTTTTATATAAACTTTTGCTTGCTTTTCTGAGTCAAAGATTCTTTCGTATTTTACTTCGTTATCTTCGAGGCGAACAACTCTCCATCTTGTAACTTCAAGATCATACATGACTGGCCACATTTGATATTTTGTTATTGATATTTCTTCTGGTTCAAGGGTTCCTTTATGGACGTTGTGAATAAATTTTTTCATTTAAACTTTACTCCTGCCATGACTTCAGTTAGACACGCAACCATATTCAATTCATGATCTGCGACAAAACTATTCTTATATTGATAATCTGCCAAGATCAAAACCAATTGTGGTATTGATTGTGGTTCTACAAACTCGTTCATATTATCGTATATCTTACGAAACATAGCTGCAGGTTCAGTGTCAATATTATCTGCAACCCATTGTCTCATCTGCTTAAAGTTTTTAATTTTAAGAGAACTCATCAGAGTATCTAAAGAGATATCCGTTGCATTTGCAAGTATTCCACTGTCGATCTTACCAAAGTTTGAATATCTTTGTAACTCATTGAGAGTTCTACGAAAGTCTGGAAAGTATTTAATAATCAGTTCAGCAAGAACAGCTGGATCTGAATTGATACTTTCAACTGCAAGTATTTGTTGTACTCTTTGCATAAACATACCAGCCAAAGCGTCTCGTTCTTTCTTTGGCATAGCAAATTCAATCACACTACATCGAGAATGTAATGGTTCTATAATACGATTCTTAAAGTTGCATGTTAATATAAACCTACAATTAGATGAAAATTCTTCAATGAATCCACGTAATGCTGGTTGAGTTGATTGTGGGTTAAGGTAATCCGCTTCGTCAAGGATGACCACTTTGTAGCCACCAGATAAGGAAACTGACGAAGCGAATTGTTTGATTTTGTTTCTTAATGTATCAATACCTGATTCTTCTGATCCATTGATAACAATATAATCTAAATCAAGTTCGTTGCAGAGTGCACGAGCAACTGTGGTTTTACCTGTACCCGCCGTTCCAGTGAGCATCATATTTTGAAGCTCTCCGCCTGCAACTATGTTTGAGAATGTTTTTCTTAAATCATTTGAGAGTATACACTCTTCGATTTTCTTTGGTCGATATTTTTCTACCCATAGGAATTCATCCATTGATTACCTCCCATGATTCAACTGTATCTAATCTAAATGATCTCCAAGCTGATTTATCAAGTGACCATACTGGAAATGCTTCCATTTCTGTTGGCGAATAATTAATGGTTGATGTTACTCCATTTTCTTTTAAAGCTTCTGGTTGTAGAGTACAAGGCATAACTCTTATTTCGCCTGTATCTATCTTTTTAAATGTAACTGTGACTTGCCCTTTTTGTAAAGCCTCGAGCAATTTGGCTTTTTCATTGTTGTTCATAATATATCCTATAATAATATGAGGGGGCTTTCACCCCTCTGCTTTTACTCTTCTGAAGCTGGTTCTTCAACAACTGGAACTTCTCCTTCAGGAACATTATCTGATCCTTTAGATGCAGCGTTTAGAAAAGAAACAATTCTATTTCTTAATCCTCCAACTGCTTCAAGTTCTGGTCCTTCAAATCCACCTCTTTTAGAACAGATATCAATTATCTGAACCATAGTCGCGATGTCTTGAAGAGACAATTGAACTTGTTGTTCTTCTGCTGATACTTCAGTTTCAGTGGTATTCACTTCTTCTGTCATAATTTTCTCCTATGCATAGTTACGAAAATAAGAAGACCCGACCATCGGCATCTTCCGTTCCTACAAAGTATTTATACATTGTAGCTTGAGTTTTTCTCAAGAGCGATAAAATAATCCACTGGATAGTTACTATTAGTCCAGTTAGAAATTAGCTTTGAGCTTATGCTTACAAAGTAATCTCCTGGTAGTAACTTCAAGTTTGGAATACTTACCACGAAGCTAAACTCATTTTTACATGAGTTGTCTTTATCTAGTTCAATCTCAAAAACATTTGAAGTTGAGTCTCTTGTATCAAGTACAGAGGCTTCAACAACTCCATTGTTTCCTGTGATTGCTAGCTCAGTATGACCTAAAACAGCTGCAGCCTTTCGAATCTGATTTAATTTATCTTCTTCGATATTGACTCCAAGCTCTGGATCAGGCATCTGAATTTCTTTTTGAGGAGTGGTAAGGATATCGCTTTCAGAAAAGAAATATCTGATCTTTTGACCACTCCCTTGAATTAATACTGACTTGTCTTCAAACTGTAAAGTTGGTTGGTCAATTAAACTTAAGACTGATAAGAATTCGTTTAAGTCATAGACTCCAAACTCTTGTGGAAAGTCTTCTACAATAGTTGCTGATGCAAGAATTGTTTTAGACTCTGATATTGTCTTTAATTTTTGACCTGGTTTAAATACCAAGTTAGGATTAATTGTTGCGAAGTTTTTTAACACATTCACGGTGTCATTTGATAGATTCATATTTTCTCCATAATAATATATTATACCATACTTTCATCGTTTTGTAAACGACTATTTTTCATTTTTGTCATGACAGTCCAAAGCAATAATAGCATAGTGCAATATCTTTAAAAGATCAGCTCTATTATGTCCTTCGTTCTTACCATACCTTTGAGCGTATTTAAGTACATTACCCAAAGCAAATCCCATACCATGACCACAATCAATAATAAATTCAGTTGATTGAAACTGATTCTTTGAATAGTGGCCGCCATAAGTTTTATCGATATAAGCTTGAAGCTCTGTAATCAGAGCTTTCTCATTAAACTTATAGTCAATTTGTTTAGATTTCTTCGTAAACATCTTCATCTCCTTCGTAAGGATTAGTTTCTCCTGCTACAATCTCATCAGCATCTACTTTGCTGTAAAGATCAAGGAATGCTTCCTTGGTATCGTTATCAAACCTTGAGATACAAAGATCAATTGCTTTGTCTCTTTTATCAAAGATTGAGAATGTTTGAACAATGTGGCAAAGTCTTCTAGTTGAAATAACTTCATCAACACCATCATCGTAAAACGTTTTACGTATAATGTCAGCCCATGTTACGAGCTTATCTGCGAAGTCGCTGTCTACACAGTCAAATTTCTCCATGTGTTTTAATACAATCTTTTTCTCAATTGATAGCGATGGGAACTGCTGATCTACTGAGATAGTAAATCTTTCGAGGAAAGCATCATCAATGATCGTAGCAGCTGTAAATCTGCCGTCTTCAGAGCCTTTGCCTTTCGTGTTAGCAGTAGCTATAACATTAAATCCATCAGCAGGGTAAACAATTTCTCCAGTCTTTTTAACCAGAACAGGTTTGCCTTCGAGGATTCCTTGTAAGCACATAATTTTATTTGTAGCTCTATCAATCTCATCAAGTAGAAGTACTGCGCCATTTTCCATAGCTTTAAGTACTGGTCCTTTTGAGAATACGGTTTCTCCATTAATAAGTCTGAATCCACCCAATAAGTCATCCTCATCAGTTTCAGGATTGATTTGAACTCTTATGAATTCTTTATTGACTTTAGCGCAAGCCTGTTCAACCATGAAAGTCTTTCCATTCCCTGAAAGACCGCTGATGTAAGTTGGGTAAAACATTCCAGATTTTACAATTTTAACAATGTCGTGATAAGCACCCCAAGCAATAAATGTATCATCAATTTGAGCGAAGTTTTTTTCTTCGTTTACAATTGATTGCATTTGAGCTGCTTGAGCAGGAATACTATTAACGACTGATGTGTTTACCATAGTTTCTCTTAATGGCTCAATAAGACCTGCAAGATCATAAGTACCAATCTTGACTCTATTGTCTTTTTGCATAAGTGGATCCCAGTCTTTTCCTGAGTATCCAAACGATTCGCCAACTTCTACGATGGCGTTTTTTCTAAACTGAGTTTGATCAGGATATCTGATCGCAAGCTCTTTTAGAATTATTTCAGTTGATTTTTTCAAGTTATTCATAATATAGTTTTCTCCTTATCTTTATTATTTGTATATTATACCATAGTTCGGCGCATTTGTAAACGATTATTTTCACTTTTTTTGAAAATAATTGACAGAAAAGTGTTGATCTTATTCTGCAACTGCTTTACCAAAGTTAGTTAGCAATGTTTTGTTAAGCTTTTTAGACTTACTGAACTTTTTAAATGCTGTAGTCAATTGACCTTTTGAAGCATCTTCTGCTGTAACAAATTCTTCTGCTTCTGTTTCTAGTCTTTTAGATTTTAAAACATAGAATTCGTTATAGCCAAGCGTGTCTTTAAAAGTTACACATTTATTTTTGTTATATTCTTTTTGATACTTTCTCATATTGCTGCTATCGTAATATGTCTCTTCATCGCAATCTTCAATTTTGTATTTAAAGTTGTGAGCATTGTCTGCTAAGAAAAAGCCGATTGTAGTACAACCAAATTTCTTTTGTAAGTTTTCAAGTAGGCTTTGAGTTCCACCTTTTCGAGTATCTTCTAATTTGATATGCTCGCCCATGATATTAATAATTGCGCCTTTGTATGTTTGAGTAAGAGTATAATCTCTTTTTTGATTTTTAACGATACTGATTCCATTTGTATCTCCATCAGAGATTACTACGAAATTCATATTGTCAATGTTATTATTTCTTTTAAAATTATCTACCATTCTATGAGCAGCAACTAATGATTGATTAAGTGGGGTTGAACCATACTCTTCTTGTTGAGCCAATACATATCTTTCGTAGAAACCCCACTCTTTCTTAGCAAGTATTTTTCTTAAATAAATGTGAAATAAAGCTTCTTCATAATCAGACTTTTTAAGAGTTGATGCAATGACTTGAGGTAATGATAATCCACCATGATGTATTTCAGATTCGATTTGAGATATTAAATGATCTATTGATTCTTCTCTATCCTCATCATACTTCCATTGGCTTAATCTTGGATTGCTATTCGTAAAACCATATACATCAAAAGGAA